TCAGCCGACCGGTTCCGGTTCTCCGGATCTGTCAGGGTCGTCGCCACTGCGGCGATCTCCCGTCTGCTCACCCTGTCGCGCCTCCCTAGCCTTCATCGCGGCCAGCAACTCTTTGCCCTGCCTGCTCCACTTGCTCACGGCCTGCTGCGTAACGCCCAGCCGATCGGCCAGCTCCTCCTGGCTCATGCCCTGCTCTGTGGCCAGGTGGATTCGGATCTTGGATCGCTCATCAGCCTCTACAGCTGCCCTGTGCGTCAGCGAAACGTCTTGAAGTAGGGCCTCTCTGACATGATCAGGCAAATCAACCTTCTTTCGCGGTGGCATGTGGGGGTCTCCTCAAAGGCGGTCGGCACCAGCAATGAGGGGGCAGTCTCTCGTATCGGTCTGTGACGTGACACAGAGAGCTGCCCCCTTGCCTGAAAATTTAGCCGACAGGCGCAGACGATGATCAGCCCCACTGCCCTGGTGTGATGCATGCGCCAGCGGCGCCACCAGCCCCCGTCTAATCCTGGTAACGGTCCGTCTTCACTCATCCGTGCTCTTACGCCTCTCCCTCTCTCGGTGGATCTCCGCCCCCTTGGCCTCCTTGGCCGCGATCCCGGACGCTGCGACACCGCCGAGCATGAGCGCGATGTCGGCCTGAGTGAGGCCGTCCCGTCGAGCCTTGTAGATGCCCACGAGGGTGTTTCCCTTAGCCGTCTCCTCAGCAGTCACGAGGTCCCTCAACCTGCGCTGCCAAGCTCGCCGCTTCCTCGGCGGGACAGCCGCACTGCGGTTCCGCCCGCTCATGCGGCAGCCGGCTTGAAGTCGAAGCCGTGCACCGTCGGCAGGGGCTCGCTCGCCATCTGCTTCAGCACAGTCAGCGGCGTGCCGCTGGCGTAGGCATTCCATGCCTTCACGATCAGGGCGTATGTCTGGTCACGCCGGTTGACCTTGCCAGCGGTCTGTAGGCCGTTCCGGAAGCGGTCGCGAAGGCGGGCTCGGGCGTCGCCTCGGCCCAAGTTGTATCCGGTGCGAACGCCCTCGATCCATTCCGGGATCTTGTCTCGGTGATCGGTACGGGCGACTTGAGCGAGTACCGCCATGTGCGGGCCTGCCGGGATGCCCACACTGTGCTGGATGGCCCAGACGTCGGAGCCGTACCAGGACAGTTCCGGCCAGCGGTGGTAGGTCTCCACCACCTCCGGGATCGTCACCTTCGAGTAGCGGGGCATCCCCCAACGGTCCCCGTCCGACAGCGCTGCCAGGTGCCGGGCACCGGCACCCATCTGCGTGGCGTACGGCACTCTCAGAAGGTGAGCCGCGGTGCGTCTGAATCCCTGGTCCAGGAAGGGGGCGATGTCGCGTGGCTCGCCGGGGAAGACCCTCATCCGCAACGTGATGTTGGCGTTGGCCTGAGCCTTCAATCGATGCTGAGCCGAGATGATCCAGCCGTCGGAGTCGAAGACGTACCCCTCGGGGGTGGCCTCGGCCCAGCGGCCTGCCTCCATGTCTTCCTGGTATCGGCTCGCTACGCTGGCCGACAAGGGTCGAAGGCTGGGGTGCCGCCGATAGGACAACCAAGAGCTGGCCATCTCCGGCGTCACCTCCATGACCATCTCCGTACTCGGCAGCGGATACGGGTCGTTGGCCGGTATCAGCTCATCTCGCTCTATCACTGTTCCGTTTCCTCTCCTCGCGCCCGCGATGGAAGGCCAGCAGCTCCTGAAAGCGCGCCTCACCCACAAGGCCAATGCGGTAGCCCTTCAGCGCTTTGGTCATGGGGTCGTCGCCGAAGGCGCGCCAGAAGGCGGTGAACGCCTTCTGCTGGTCGGCCTCGTAACTGGCCGAAGGCGTCTTCGTCAGGTGCTGGCGTTCCACATGCATGAAGCCTGTAGGACGGCCGTCCCTGTTGTAGACCACCCAGTGGCCATCGGTGTAGGGACGCAATTCGTTTTCTATGGTGATCTTGATCCGTGCCTTACGGACCACGAGCCCTCTCCTCTCTGACGCGTCCCCCCGACGGGACTCGAACCCGCGCTGATCTGCGCTTTTAAGTGCGCTAGCCTCTGCCGTTGGGCTACGGGGGGTGCACGGTCGCCGGCTTCGGCAGACAGGGCAGGCGGCGCCCCGGCGAAGGGAGCGGGGCGCCGCCGATCATCCCGCCCCGCAAGGGCGGGGGCACAAGGAAGCCCCTCAGTCCATAGACCGAAGGGCTTAAAAGAGGCGCCCGCCTCGCTCCCGGGACGGTGGAGACGAGGCGGGCGAAGGGTGGCCGCGGACGCGATGTCAGTCCGGTACGGGGGAACCTCGGACCAACGGGCGGCCACCCGGCTATACCGCTCGCCAGACGGATCTGATTCGCGTCGGACGAGCGGCGCTTAGGGGGGCGATCCCCGCCCGATCGAGGCATGAAATCGGGCGGGGATCTTCCTCGACCTCCTCGCGGAGGTCCGGCCCGGCTGGTGCCGACCAGTGGCCGCACTCTACGGGGGATGGCGTTGCAGGCGGCGAACCTTCGCCACTCGAAGAAGGCTCTGGAATTGGCCGACTCGGCCGCGGAAGCCGCGCCGGCTGCGGGCCCTCGTCTCCAGGCTTTCCTTCACGGTCAGCAGGCCCACGGCGCCGCGCTCGTAGGAGACCGCCGCATGGCATTTGCGCGTCTCGCCGACACTGAGACGGCGCTCTCAAAGGCGGACAACCGCCGCGACGCCATCGGCGGGTACGACCGGGCCGCCTACAGCTTCCACGTTTCCAGCGTCCTGTATGCCCTCGGAGACGTGCCGGGATCCGTCAAGGCCATGCAGGACTCGAACCGCGCACGCCCAGCCGTCGAGCGGCAGGGCCGTGCGCACGCAAATGGACTGCTTGCTCAACGGCAGCTTGAGATGGGCCACCTCGAAGCGGCCTGTGCCACCTGGGGCACATTCCTGGACGACTACGAGCGTCTGTCTTCCGCTCGTGCCGACGAGCATTTCACAACGATGCGGCGGCGCCTCCGGCCGCACCGCACTAACAGGCATGTCCGGGAACTCACCGGCCGTGCCCAAGAGATCATGCGCCGGAAGGCTGTGGCCTAAGTGTGCGCAAGCCCCCGCAGAATCCGCGGGGGCTTGTCGCTATTGGCCCTCCGGCCACCAGGTCCACCGAATGTCCGGGCGCACCTCGGGCCGCTGCTCCTCCGCCTCCTGCTTGGTCCTCCGGTCCACCAACCGCCGGCTGGGTCGTTGGTCCTTCCGGATCCTGCGCTGAGCCATACGGGACCTCCCCGGCTCGGCCTGCCTGCCGGGTAGTGGCACCGGCAGGCAGGGGGTCTCAGACGTCGTTGTCGGGATCGAGCCCAAGGAGCCGGAAGGCTGCTTGAGGTCCGGTCAGAGCGACGGTCAAAGCAAAGAAGGCATCCTTACTCATCGTCAGACGCACCATGTTCCCGTCGGCGGTCTGCTCAATCTGAACTGCTTCGGCCGTAAAGCCGCTGGGCGCGTCCGGAACCTGGCCGTTGGCCAGCTGCTCCAGGGCATTGATTCCCCGGCGCGTACAGTTGTCACACATAGCTCCCCTTCGGGGTGTTGGGCCGCGAGGCCCCGGCGTCTTCACCACGTCGGGGCCTCCGCCGTCAGACCAGCGCTTCGCGGTCAACCTCCATCCCGCTCACGTTCTCCTCCGGGCCGTAGACGTGGGCAGCGTCGCCGTCGGCGTCCACGAACTTGGTCGCATCAACCACATCGGCCACGAGCGCACGAAGCGCCTGGTCCGCCGTCGGCGTGGTCTTCTCCTCGTCAGCCGCCGCCATCAACTCCAGCTGCGGCCGGAGGGACTGAGCTGCGCCCACGAAATCGGTGGTGCTGAGGAAATGGGGCTTCTTCCCCTCGCGGGCAATGGCGTACCGCATGGTGCGGCTGATCGCCTCAGACGCGAACGCGGGAGTGAAGCCCTCGTATGCCTCGTACACCGTGGCGTAGTCGATCACGCGCAGCATGTCAGCAGGAACCTTGGCCTTGATCAGCCGCTCGACGCCATGCTGATCCAGGGAGTTGATGCTGATCACCGCGTCCAGACGACCGGGCCGCAACATGCCCTTGTGGATTCTGTCTTTGCGGTTGGTGGTCAGGATGGCGATAACCTCCGACCCTTTCGCGCCGATGCCGTCGAAGCTGTCCAGCAGCTTGGAGATTCGGGCGGGATCGCCGGCTTCGGCTACCACGTCGATGTCCTCGAACATGACCACAGCGGGCGCGTACAGCTGGGCTGTGCGCATGGCGTCGTCCAGGTTGTCACCGGGACGAACACGCAGGAACGTCCACCCGTTGGCCTCGGCCTTCTGAGCGGTCAGGAAGGCCGCCAAGCTCTTGCCGGTGCCGTAGGGGCCTTCCAGCAGAACCGCCCTCTTCAGCGGCTCTCCCAGCTCGCGCATCAGCGGCGTGTGTTCGATGAGTGACCACACGTTGGCGTCGAGCTGCTGAAGCACATCATCCGAATAGACGACCTTGGAAGCGTCCACCTTCCGGAGATCCAGGAACCGCGGAGTGAGCTGGTCGCCGCCTTCCAGGGCCTTGCCCCGGTAGATGCTCGAAGCCTTCAGATGCTTCTCGATCAGCTTGAACAGGCCGTCCACCTGCGCCTTGACAGCGCGCGGGGCCAGGATCTCGACCGCCCCGAGAAGGCCGGCTTCCCGGTCCCTCGTGGCCTCGATCTCGATCTGAGCGTCCGGCCCCAGGGGCGGGAACGCTGTGGTTCCCCACGGAACCTGAACACTGCTGGTGATGCCGGTCGGCACGTCCACGAATTGCGGCGGCTGCGGACCAAAGAAAGTCTGGATCGTCTCGCCCACACCGGTCGTGCCGAACGCCTCCTTGAGCGCCAGGGTCACGGCGTGGGCGACATCGTAGGGCCGGTATCGGAAGACCTTGCTGTAGTTGTGTTGGGTGCTCTGCTGCTCCTCCCAACGCTCCAGGAACCGGCGAGCCTCGCGGACATTACCCCGGTACTGCTCGGGGAGAATGAACCGCTGTCCTTCGAAGACAAGGTCCGACTCGCTGACCCGGCCGCCGCCGATCTCGGCGAGAAGGGCCATCGCGGCGCGCTGGCTCGCCTCCTCCGGGCTCAGCTCGGTTGCCTGTCTGGTGTGCTGCTGCTGTATCGCCGTCAGGATGTCGGCGATCTGGTTGCGTGCCATGGCGTCCTCTCGGTTGGGTGACATGGCCTGCCCCTGTACGGGGTGTCCGTACGGGCAAGAAGCGTGCGCTGCAACGGCAGGAGAGGGAGCCGGAGCGCACGCCACTTGCTGGTACGGGCGGATGGATCACACGAGAAGACCCCCGCCCTTCTCCGTGCAACGGGGGTCTTCTCGTGCCCGGCGGGGGTATGCCGGGGACCAAGGGGGAGGTGGCGGGAGCCGTGCACGGGGTTGGGCGCACCTCGTGCACGACGTCTCACCCGGCTGCGTCAGACCTTGCTGGCACACGCCCCGCGGCCACACGGGTCCCCGCCGAAAGCGAAGCAGTCCGCGCGGTCGTAGCTCAACCGGCCTCGCTCCCTCGCTGTACGGCGGCTGAGCCGGAACAGACGCAGAACGGTGCTCTTGTCCTGGCCGTAGTCGATGAGCTGGCCACTGTGTGGCGCGGGGTAGGAGTACGAGAGCGCCCAGCGTCCGTCTCGCTCGAAGAGCGAGACCCGATCGCCATCAGCCGTTTCGAAGTGTCCGTGGATGTTCCACTCAACGCCTGTCGGGGGCTTCCAGTCCGGCGCCTCCAAGCGGTGCCAGATGGGCTCCCAGCGCTCCCGGTCCTCTTCGCTGATGCTGTCCGGGAAGAGTACGGCTTCGTAGTCCACGAGCCGCCCGCGCTCCTCGCCGTGCTCCGAACGGAAGTCGGCGAACCAGAAATCGGGGCTGGCAGCGTGCTGGTAAATGTCCAGCACGATGGCGGGGCTGAGTGTGCCGGGACCGTCCTCCCCGGTGTGAGTGATGGCGACGCGGGCGCCCTTTGCCAGGGGCTGTGTGCGATCGTTGGCCATGGTCCTTGTCCTCTCCGTAGGTCACGGACCGGAGGGGCCTCGGGGCGCATCCCGGGGCCTCTCGCATGAGGTCTGCACCGTGCAGACCCAAGGGACCGGGCACCTCGCTGAAGGTGCCCGGCGACTTGGGACGGCCGGCTAATCCGTCATGGCGTCCAGACAGGGTCAGGAGGCCCCTGCCTCACTGCTCTCCTCGGCTGGGTTGACGGGCGTACCCCATCCTGGGCAAATGCGGTTGGTTCCCGGCATGCCGTGGTACGCGAATGCCCCTTGCTTGACAGCGATGGGCCGCCCACACCCCGGGCAGCGGCGCCGCTTCGGGCCGTGCAGCTTGCGTTCCGCCACTTTCAGGGCGTTGCATGCGCTGTCCAGGCATGCCAGAATGACGCGCTCCGACGCGTTCAGGCTTTCATGAGGCCGGTCGTCGGTCGCCGCCTCGCGCAACTTGGCCAGCTCACGCTGTACGACCCGCACCAGCTCCAGCGGCTCCATCGCGTCCAGGTCCAAGACCTTGGCCAGCCCCGAGCGGTACGGGACGGGCCACGGGCAACCGGGCCACTGAACGAGATACACCGATTGCTTGTAACGCCGATCGAACTCCACCGTTTCGACCGTGCCGATACGCCCCGGTTCGCTGGGGTGGGTGACCTCGTCCCCCTCCTTGATCTCCTCCATGGTCAGCCCGCCTCGATCCAGGCGGTGGTGTCGCCATAGATCTCCATCACGCTGATCACCAGCTGCTCAGCCAGGGGAAGCGGAATGCCATCGAGAAGCGTCCGTTCCGTGTCGTCCCGGTGCTTGGTCCGCACGGTGTGCGGGCCAGTGCCGGACTTCTGTCCGTCGGGGGTCAGGATCTGCACCACGTCCGTCGGGTGTGCACCAGCCGTTGCGCCCCCGGTGCAGTTGAACCGGATCAGCTCGGGCCCCTCCGGCATGGGAACGCGGTCAATGCTGTTGACCTTGTACGCGTGCCCGTGACCGTCCTGGAACACGTACAGATCGCCCACCTGTACCGCTTCGGCGAACACAGTGCGAGCGATCAGATTCCCGCGTTCGTTCCCCCACACGTCAGGGACCGCCAGGTAATCGCTCGTGCGATAGGTGGACGTTGCCTGATCCTCGCGCTTGTGGTCGCACGGCGGCCACGCCACACCGCACTTCCCGCATCGGGGAAGGAACCGCTTCGCGGCCTCCCCCGGAGTCAGGGGCTCGCCGTCCACGATGTAGCGCAGAGCGCCCGCCGCCGGGTCAAAGGCGGGGGCCGGAGCCCCTGCCTCCCTCAACAGGGTGGCAAGACTCTTGCGCGTGTGCTCAACCTCCATGGCCAACCTCTCCAGTTCCTTGGCCATATAGCGGGCCCCCGGGTGCCACCGAGGGGACCGCGCTCCGTTCCTGTAGGAGCACAGCGACGGCCCGCCACAAAGGCGGGCCGCACTGGTGATCCGGCAGGATCAGTTCTTGATCACTTGCTGCCCGTGACGCTGCGGAAGACCTGGGCCCGCTCCTCGGGCGTCCAGTCGCCCGTGAGCCGAACCGTGGTTTCCGTGACCCGGGAGTCCCCCTGGTATGGGTCCTGATAGGACCCGCTGAGCCACCAGTGTTCAGGCAGGGCATCGCCGATGGGCGCCCCGGATGCCTCGGTGGCGTCCGTCTTGGACCCGATGAAGTCCGCAGCCCACGCGATCACCGATCCGTCATGCCATTCCAGATCGTAGGCGTCCGGGATGACGGTCATGGTGTCCGGCGTCTCCAGCTCGCGCTTGTCGCCGTCCAGCCAGGTGCACTCACCTGTGCACTCGTGGTCAGGTTCCGGCATCTCGCACCGCTCGGCGCGGTAGCTCACCACGTGCCGGGTGACCTCGATGGCGTACCTGACCTCGCGACCGTGCCAGCGTGGGCCCTGAGTCGTGGTGATCTCGATGGCTAGCCAGTCGTTGCGGATGGGGGACCCGTCGTGTGCGCCCGGAGCATGATGCTTGATCTCCGTCACTGTGGAGTAGACCCCACGACAGAGAACAAGATCACCCCGACTCAGCGTGGGATCGGACGCGCTCTTGCAAGAGCCCGGACCGCGCTTGTTACCTTGGTTCATGGCCTACCTCTCCAAGGATTCCTAGGCCAACTGCGACGGCCCCGGGTGCCACCGGGGCCGTTGCTCTACCCCTGTCGAGAGCAAGGGGACGGCCGTACGGGACGGCCGTCCGATGCTCCGGCAGGGATCAAGACCAGTTGGACCACCAGCTACGGACCTCTGCGGCCCCGCCGTCGTAGTTCTGGTCCATGACTTCGTCCAAGGTGATCTTGGGGTCCTCCCCGGTGGCGCCGGGCATGTCGAGCACAGCCAGGGCCGCATTCACGATCAGATTGATCACATCCTCGTCCCGCTCGCCGAGGTTCAGGCCGCCGTCCAGGACGAGTCCGGCCCCGGCGTTGACAGCGTCCGCAACCTGGTCGCGGGTGTACGTCGTGTCGCTCACGATCACGCCCCTCGCTCTTCGTGGATACCGTCGCCCGCGCAAGCGGGGCACCGGCACATCGGGAACCAGCCGCCCGTACGGTGCAACTCACGCGGGTAGAAGATCGCTTCCATGCGCCAAGGCGCACTGTCCGATGCCCACGTGAATCGGACCTTGACCATTTCGTCGCTGAACGTCTCAATGACGCGCGCCTCGAACGTGTACGGCGAACGCACCGACCGCAGCGACGATCGCCCGTCCGGCACGTGGTAGTACGGCCGGACGAGCACCAACAAACCCACAAGATCAGCGGGTTTGGTGCCCTCATGGGTGATCGGCTTGTGAAGGGAGGTCTTCATGGCCTTACCTCTCCTTGATCAGGCCACGGACAAGGCCACGGGGTGCCACCCGTGATCTTGTTGTTCCCTCTGTAGGAACACGGCGACGGCCCGTCGAGAGACGGGCCGCGCCGGTATTCCGGCAGGGGTCAGATCACTCGCTTGCGGGTGTCCAAGACGTAGATCTGTGCCGAGTACTGGTCACGCGCGTTCTCCTGGTCACGCATCGCGCGTGCACGCTCCAGCGGCAGGCCGCTGGTGATCGAGACCACGCCCCCACGGGGCGTGTACTGCGACAGGGAACTGAAGATCCACACGTCATACGTGGGGAGCGTGTCCGTGGCGAGTTCCCACGAGTTGGACTTCCCGTACTCCGTGTTGCGGGAGACCCTGGCGCCGCAGTTCTCGCAGTCCAGCGTGAGGACGTCTGTCTTGTGGGCCCATCTCTTCACTTCGGCGTTCGTGTTGAAGTTCTTCACCGCCAGCTTTCCGCAGTGCGGACACAGGAAGGGATTCTTCTTCGGTTGTTCATCACTCATGGCCAACCTCTCCAAGTTCTTGGCCATTGGCAGAGTTCCGGAGTGCCATCCAGAACCCTGTGGTTCCTGCGGAACCAAGGGGACGGCCGTACGGGACGGCCGTCCGATGGCTCTTACAGGGCCGCCGATTTCGGGAGCTTCCGGGCGGCGCATCGAACGGTGCGGCAGCTGCGGCAATGGCCCGAGAACGTGAACACCCGTTGCCCCAGTCGAATGCAGCGCACCGACGCAAATTTGATCGTCTGTTGCATGATCCCTCTCCAATGATCATGTGATGGCTCATCAAGCGGGCAGGGAGCCCGGTAAGTGCCGTAGGCCGGTTGCCCGGCGCCGGGGGTGAGCCCGGGGCGTTGCCCGTACGACTGGAGATCCCTGCCCGCATGACGAGTGACGAACAAGGCGCGTCATCACCGCGCGTTCGCCGCTCGCAGGTACCCACGCCAGCCTTCGTCTGCATGACGCATGGGGGCCCTTACGCTGCGGTCACGGACTAGGCCAGCACTCGCACCAGTCATGGCGCCGGGTGTCATCGGGAGGTCTGCGCCGTGTGGCGCGATCGTCTCGGAACCGATCACCGGGTGATGGGTCGCGACTGGTGGCACTGTCACCTGTCCGTCCGGTCGTGTTCTGGCCCGACCGGCCGCCCTTCTGAGCACGTCTGCGCCGCCATCCCGGAAGGGATGCGTTGCCGGTTACCTCCCCGCTCACCCTCTCCCCTCGCGGGGGTGGCCATGTCGGGGGTTGTCACCCGGTAGACGCGCTCTTCAGTTCTCAAATCGGCGTGAACGGCCAGTGAAGACTGGCTAGTTCGAGCCGTGCAATCCCTCCCGTTTCGTCCGCTCTCGCGTTCTCCCCGGCGGGAGCACCAACGTTGCCCGTTCACAACAGATGTTGTCAAGAGGCATTCATGGCAAAGGAGTTGTAAAGTCCTGTTGGCTCGTCATAGTCCCTGGCCAGAGAGGGAGATTCAGGGTTGCCTAAGTCGATCAGGTCGGTTGTTGAGAACTTGATCAAACAACATCTGTGGTTCTACGCGTGTGGCACGGAGTGACATCCCCGCTTGTGTTGGGGGTGTGAAGCCATGGCCGATGAACGCCCGGTACACACGGGCGCGAACGGGCGCACACGGGGCGCACTGTGAGCCCCGGGGCGAACGGCTCTGGCTCGGCCCAATGGCGAAGGAGGGCAGTACCGGTCGTCCATCCATGAGTCAGCCCTCATGGGGCTGACCTCTGGTGGCCGTCGGCCACCCATGGCAGGCAAGTGGCCTGCCCTTGCCTATGTATGGGCCATCGGCCCACATGTCCTACTGGGCACCGAGCGAGCCACATCGTGGCTGGTCAGGGGCTCGGTGTCCACCTCGCCCCATCCCATCGGGCCCGGGGGCCTGTAAGGCCCATATGCCCCCAATATGGACATGTCATGTCCACTCTGACCCCCGGGTTTTTAACCCGGGCCCGATGGGATGGGATGGTCACAGACCACCCATCCCTCACAAACCCCCCAGGTCCATGGCGCTCTGACGGAGCGCCGATATGGCCGGATAGAGCCGTGCTTCCTGGGGTCAGCCCCGGCTCGCCGGCCGCTTGGCGGCCGTTGGCCGCGGGCGAGCGCCGGGAGTGCTCGCCGAGCCCGCGCCGCTGGCGCGGGACATGGGAGCCCCCGACAGGGGAGGGCATGGGCATTACTCCATGCCAGCGCGGCATGTGCAGGGGATCGCGGGGTGTACCTCACCCGCCTTCGTGACCCGCCACGGCGCTCCGGCCTCCGGGTGTCCCATCTGCTCGTGGGTGCGCTCAGCCGACTCTGAGCGCGATTGAGCGGCGCCCTCTAACGGCCTGCATCCGCCGTCGTGGCGGGCGACCGGGGAGCGTGCTCAACCCGGCACGGAATAGGTGACATCATGGACGCTGAAATCGCAATCGCGACACGGAATCTACTTTCCACATAGCGAAAGTTGGACCGTTCGCGGAATGTGTAGCCCGGATGTAACCTCCCCCGCCGATCGGGCCCCCAGGGGCTCCCAAGGCGCCGGGAGGTGGCGATGACGGCACGACTTACCATCGTCCCCCTCTCATTCCGGGCTGCCTGTGAGGTTGTGGACCGGTTGCACCGGCACCACAAGCGCCCGGTGGGCCACAAGTTCTCGCTTGGTGTCGTCACCGAGCATGGTCGTTTGGCGGGTGTGGCCATCGTCGGTCGCCCGGTAAGCCGCCATTTCGACAACGGGCTAACGGTCGAGGTCACCCGGGTTGCCACAGACGGCACTCAAAACGCTTGCTCCGCCCTGTACGCGGCGGCCTGGCGAACCGCACGGAGCGCGGGCTATCAGCGGGCCATCACCTACACCCAGGAAGGCGAAAGTGGGGCCAGTCTCCGGGCTGCCGGGTGGCGCAGAGTCGCTGATCTGCCTCCCCGTTCGGGATGGGGTACCCCGAGCCGACCCCGCGAGGACCGCGGTACTGATGGCGTTGCCCGGGTGCTTTGGGAGCAAGCCCGCGCTGTTGCGGAGGCTGCCTAATGGCCAGGCTGATAGCCGATCCGGCCAAGGTGCCACCACTCAAGGCGAAGGACCGCCGCGCCGACACCAACAGCGCTCGGGACGCCAAGGGCATCATCTTGGCGACCGTCCGCATGGGCGGGACGATCGAAGAAGGCTGCCGACAGGCACGCCGTGCCAGATCGAGTTACGACTACTACCGGAAGACTGACCCCGACTTCCGGGCCCTGATCGACAAGGCCCTACAGGCGAAGATCGAGCGGGCCAAGGGCAACCGCGAGGAACTGCCGGACTTCCCCGAGTTCTGCGAGCGGTACTTGGACACCCGGCTGTTCACCCACCATCTCCAGTGGGTGGATCTCCTGGAGGGCCGGGAGCCCCGCAGCCTGCATCCGCGCCAGCGGTACGTACGCGGGGACGAAGACCAGCTCTTGGTCAACACCCCGCCGGAACACGCGAAGTCCACCACGCTGACGGTCAACTACGTGGTGTGGCGGATCTGCCAGGACCCGAACGTTCGCATCCTGCTGATTTCCAAGACCCAGGACATGGCCAAGAAGTTCTTGCTCTCAATCAAGGAGCGATTGGCCGAGTCTGAGACGTACATCGACTTGCAGCAGGCGTTTGCCCCGCCCGGAGGCTTCGCCGAGGGCGCGGCGAGTTGGACGGCGGATCGCATCTATGTTGCTGGCCGCACGGCCGGCGAGAAGGACCCGACGGTTCAGGCGGTCGGCATCGGCGGCCACATCTACGGTTCTCGCTGTGATCTCGCGATCATGGATGACTGCGTGGACCACACGAACCACCAGCAGTTCGAATCACAGATCACGTGGATTCAGAACCAGGTCGGCTCTCGGGTGGCCGACGCGGGCGGCCGGATGCTGCTCATCGGCACCCGCATGGAGACCGTGGATCTCTACAGCGAGATTTTGAAGCCGCAGTACTACACCGAAGGCGCCTCGCCCTGGACCTATCTGACCCAGCCGGCGGTCCTGGAGTTCGCCGACGACCCCACGGATTGGGTGACGCTGTGGCCGAAGACGAACCGGCCGCCGGTCACCATCGCGGCCCGCAAGCTCGTCCAGGAGGACGAGAACGGCCTTTGGCCGATGTGGGATGGCCGAGCGCTGGCGCGCAAGCGACGCAAGATGTCGCCGCGGAACTGGTCGATGGTCTACATGCAGGACCAGGTGGCCGATGATGCGGTGTTCAAGCAAGAAGACGTACAAGGGTGCGTTGACCGGGCTCGATACCCGGGCCGGATGTTCGACGGCCAGTCTCAACATCGCCGGTACGGCATGGATGGCCTCCTAGTGGTGGCCGGGCTCGACCCGGCGGCAGCCGGTTGCACGGCCATGGTGGTGATCGGTCTCGACCGGCGGACCGGGGTCCGCTGGCTGCTGGACGTGGTGAACAAGCGCGGGATGCCGCCTCATGAGCTGCGCGCCGAGATGCGACGGCTCACCGAGCGGTATGGCATCTCGGAGTGGCGAGTGGAAAAGAACGCCTATCAGGCGTCCTTGGTCCAGGACCAGGAGATCCGGAGCTTCCTGGCCGCACGGGGCTGCCTGATCACCGGGCACCACACCGACGCGAAGAAATGGGACTCGGACTTCGGTGTGGCCTCGATGGCGACTCTCTTCGAGGGCTGGCGGGACGGCCGGAACCTGATCCGGCTCCCCAGCCAGACCCAGTCCGAAGGTGTACGGGCCCTCATTGAGCAGCTGTGCAGCTGGTTCCCAGAGACCAAGGGCTTGACTGACACCGTCATGGCCTTGTGGTTCGCCGAGATCCGCTGCCGAGAGCTGATGTTCGGCGAGGCGGACGGATGGCACGTCCAGACCAGCGAATTCAGCTCGGCTCGGGACCGAGCTGGCCAATCGGTGATCGATCTGGACTTCGCTCTGCAACAGCAGGGCGCGGGGGCCTGGGACGGCTCCATGCACTGGTGAGGAGTACGACATGGCAACCCCGCTGACCGCTGACCGAATCTTGGCCGCCCTCCGGGCGGAGGGCCTGACCGTGCATGAGGTCCGCAACTGGCGGACGCACAACCGCAACCACAAGGGTGCTTGGGGGCCGGTGAACGGGGTCATGCTCCATCACACCGCCTCCGGCAGTTCCGGGATTATTGACGCCTGCTACGACGGCACGGCTTCCCTGCCGGGACCGTTGTGCCACGGGGTCATCGATAAAGCGGGCGAGGTGTGGATGGTCGGCCACGGCCGCGCCAACCACGCGGGTGGTGGAGATCCCCGGGTCTTGGCCGCCGTGGTTGGCGAGTCGTACGGAGATCGGCCCCCGGCCACACACGAGCACCAAGGCAGCTCGGGCGCTGTCGATGGGAACAGTCACTTCTACGGCTTCGAATGCGTCAACCAGGGCGATGGTCGCGATCCATGGCCGTCGGCACAGCACGTCGCGATGATCAAGGCGGCCGCGGCTCTCTGTCGAGCGCACGAATGGGGTGCTCGAAGTGTCATCGGGCACCTGGAGTGGTCCGACTGGAAACCGGACCCTCGAGGGCTTGGGATGCCAGATCTCCGGACAGAGATAGCGGCTTGCCTCAAGCTCTCCGCCGGGAAGTGGAAGCCCACTCCTTCGGGCCCTGCCCCCAAGCCCTCCTTTGAGCAGCGTCTTGCGGCACTGGAAAAGCGCGTGAAGCTCCTCGAAGCGCGAAAGTAGTTGTGCAGGACGTACATTTTGCACATTGGAGGTGGCCATGGCGGACATGTCGGTGATCACGCGCCGCGTCGAGGCGCTTCGCCGTGATGCCTCCGAGCGGGATGAGCGACACCAGACGATCACGGATGCCCGTGCCCAGAAGATCGACAACATCGCCCCGGGTTCGATGCCGGATGCCTGGCCAAAGCCGATCACGGCCAACCTGATCGACACGAGCGCGCGCCAGCTGGCGGAAAACCTGGCACCGCTGCCATCGATCAACTGCGCCTCGGGCGTGATGACCTCGGAGCGGTCGAAGAAGTTCGTCGCCAAGAAGACCAAGATCGCATACAGCTACATCATCGATTCCGCCTTCAAAGCCAGGATGCCGACAGGCGCGGACTGGTATCTGACCTACGGCGCCATGCCGATCGTGGTGGAGCCCGATTTCACGGCCGGTCGGCCGCGGCTGCGGATCGACAACCCGATGAAGCACTATGCGCAGTACGACTTGAGCGGCAAGGTCATCAGCTACACCAAAGTCTGGCGCGAGAAGGCGTCTCAACTCGCCTCGAAGTTCCCCGAGCACGCTGCCGCCATCCTGGGCAAAGACCAGCCCTTCGGCCGCCAGACAGGCGGGGACACCGAGCTGGAGCTGATCAAGTACTGCGACAAGGGCGTGTACGTCCTCTACATGCCAGAGCGCCGGAACCTGGTCCTGATGGAGACCGAGAACCGCTTCGGCAAGGTCCCCGTCGCTATCGCGCGAAAGGCTCTCTGGGACGACCAGGAGCGCGGCCAGTTTGATGACGTGGTCTGGCCGATGCTCGCGCACAACCGGATGGCCATGCTCGGTCTCCAAGCGACTCAGCAGACCGTACGTGCACCGCTGGCCCTGCCGACGGACGTGCAGAAGATCCCTTTCGGCGATGACGCTGTGATCCGCACCAACAGCCCGGAGAAGATCCGTCGGGTGGGCACCGATATGCCTCAGGCCGCATGGCAGCAGGACGCGCTTCTCCAGCAAGAGGTCATGCGGGGCACCCGCACGCCGGCCAGTGCCACGGGCGACGTGAACGCGAGCATCATCACCGGCCGGGGCGTGGATGCCCTCAACGGGGGCTACGACATCCAGGTAGCTACGGGTCAGCTCATGATCGGCCATGCCCTGGAGCAGGCGCTAGAGCTGGCCTTCGAGATGGACGAGAAGTATTGGCCGGACGCCAAGAAGTCCATCAGCGGCGTCATCAACGGGACCCCGTTTGAGGAGACGTACACCCCCTCGAAGGACATCAACGGGAACTACCGGGTCAGCGTGAGCTACGGCTTCGCCTCGGGGATGAACCCGAACCAGGCCCTGGTCTTCCTCCTCCAACTCCGCGGTGACCAGCTCGTCAGCCGCGACTTCGTACAGCGCCAATTGCCCATGGACGTCGATGTGGCCATGCTCCAGGCCGAGGTGGACAAAGAGCAGACGACCGATGCCCTGAAGCAGGGCGTGTTCGCCCTGCTCAGCAGTATCGGAATCATGGCGCAGCAAGGCATGGACCCAACCATGATCCTTACCAAGGCGGCCCAGCTAATCGAGCTGCGCGAGAAGATGCCGATGCACGAGGCGATTCTGACCGCGTTCAAGCCGGAGCCACAGCCCGCGACTGCACCCGCTGCGGCTCCGCCCGGCACCCCGGGTTCCGAGGGCGGTCAGCCCGGGGTGCCCTTCGGTATTAACCCTGCCAGTGGTCTGCCGGGCGGCGTGGCCCCTGGTCAGGCTCAGCTCGGCCCCGGCGGCAAGCCGGATCTTCAGACCCTGTTGGCCGGACTCACATCTGGCGGCAGGCCGACCCTGTCCGCCTCCGTCAAGAGGAGCGTCCCCGCATGAGCGAGTGCCGCAAGTGCGGCCGAGAAGACGGCCACTGGCTTGGGTGCCCGGTGGTTGAGGAGCAGCCCGCCGCCGACATGCCCACCTGCGCCCGCTCGGGGTGCTCCAACCCCCCGGCAGTCAGTAAGGGGCCTCGGCCAGCGAAGTACTGCGACGACCACAAGACAGGGAGCAAGAAGTGATGGACACCACCGGATTCAGCGGCGACCCCTTCCACGAGGGCGGCAACCAGCCTCTGGCCCACCTCAAGGGCAGCTCGGCCGGCGCGCACACACAGCAGCCCATGACCAGCTCTAACAGCGGCGACAGCAACGGCAACACCACAGCGCCGAACACTGGGACCTGGTCCTCCACCAGCCTCGGAGAGAAGCCACGCGGCACGGGCAACAACGACCGGAACGAGGCCCACTGAGCCATGGCCCGCGGCGGATACCGGCAGCCGGCGAACCCGGCCCCCGTCAGCGGGCCGGGAGCGCTGTCACGCCGCACGGACGGCGGGCCGTCTCAGCCGGTCCGTACGCCATCTGGTGGGAAGTATGGCGAGCGTCAGGCGCTGGAACAGCTCCAGCAGTCAGCGCCGCTGTCGGAGACACCTGGCGGCGACGTGGGCAACCCCCAACCTGCCGAGGACATCACCGCTGGATTGATCGGTTTCGACCAGCCGAGCCAGCAGCCGGAAACACCGGTCACTGCGGGCGCCGAGCTGGGCGCCGGGCCGGGACTGGAGGCCCTGGGCTTGCCGAACGAACCGGACGAGGACATGCGGCGACTCCTGCCGTACATCCCCGTTCTGGAGCACATGGCCAGCCAGCCAGGCGCCTCGAAGGCGGCCCGGAACCTGGTGCGGCAGTTGAAAGGGATGGCCCCCTGATGGCAGGCAAGCCCGGCGCCAACCGAGGCGTCAGGAACAGCACCACTCAGATCACGGTCACCGACGTGGCTCTGATCCGCTACTTGCACGGCCGTGGATGGGGTTACCGCCGCATCGCGAGGCGTGTCGGCTGCTCCTGGGATATCACTCGGGACGTTCTGCGCGGAAAAAGCTGGGGGTGGGTCAAGTAATGGAGTGGTTCACTCAGCTCGGAAATATGGCAGCGTTCATGCCGGACACCCCCGCTCTGGCCTGGGACTTCGCCATCAATGGCGCCGACCCTGACACGATCGGTTATGGCCTGGCGTACGGCCTTCAGTCGATGCCCACAGCCATCGATGTGTACTCGCCCGACGAGCCGTCTTTCAGTGCTCCGGACTCCGGAGGCATGAACAAGCAAACCGATACAGGGATTGCCTGATGGGCTTCGGGGACTGGATCAAAGACGGACTCGACAGCGTATCCAACGCATTCAATGCTATCGACCGCTACACCAACCCTTTCCACCTCGACGTCACATGGCATCACGGGAAGGCCACTCACAACCCAGAGAAAGACCAACCCCTCTCGGCGGCCGTAACCCCGATCAGTACGGGCCTGGAAAAGGCCATGGCAACCCTGAACTGGGCCTACGACAACGGAGTTAGCCAGCCGTTGTCAACCGCGACCCTGGTCAGCGCTCAGGGGTTCGACAGTCTAGTGTCGGCATCCGACTGGGGAAAAGCCTGGCGCGCGTCCAATCACATCAGCCCCGGCCAGGCAGTTTGGATCGGACTGACCAAGGGCGAGTCAGGCGCCGAAGCTGCGGTCAACTCTCCGCTTCGCTATGCCGCACCACCCGCTTCGGCCCTACCACCGAATTGGAAAGACCTGAGTGACGAGGAGCAACAGCAACTACTCAAGCAGGCAGGCATGCCCGCGATTGGAAATGCCTACGTTGAGCGCCTTCGCCGAGACAGCGACTTCTTCAAGTACTCCAGCGGTGCCGTGGATTTTGGTCTGCGCTGGTGGGCCGACCCCGCCGTCCTAGCAGGCAAAGGGATCGGCCGAGCCCGACGCGCAGTCACCAAGCCCCGCCCCAAAGGCGGCTGGTCCACGACGGACATCAATGAACTGATGTCGAATTCGACCATGGCCAAAGCTCAGCAATTCTTGTGGGAAAACAAGGACAACCCCGCCCTACTAAACAACTTGACCATGGCCCGGCAGTCAGGCATGGGGCCACGGTTCGGCGGCATCGTCTCCAAGCTCCAGTCACCAGACGAAGTCCATCAGTTCTTGCGAGTGTCCCTAGGGGACGTCGAGGCCAGAGCACAACTGGAGAATCACAACATGCTGGCGGCCAACCGGATGCAGAAGGACACAGCCCGGTTGGCCGAGCTGGACCTGATGCGGGGCCGCTACGCGGGCATGCCCACCATGGAACGCCTCGTCCAAGAGCGCATGGACGAGGTCACACGCCAGATCAACGCGGATGAGGATCTGGTGAGCCGGTACAACGGCATGCTGGACCACTACGCCGAGCTGGACGCCGTCAACCTGACCAAGTGGTCCTTCGCCCGCGCGGAGCGTCGTACAGCGGCGCAGCGGGAGTTCAGGACGGGGGCCCGCAAGTGGCAGCACCGATCGCGCCAGCCGGCCAGACCGCCCAGCTATCGGATTCTCTCGCGTGCACAGCGATTTCGACGGCACCCCGCTGACCGTCGTGCGCAGCTTCAAAGAGGCGCATCCGAACGGGCTGATCGCCATCGATGACATCCACCCGGAATCAGTCGATGAACTGCGCGGCCACATCGCCCGAATTCCCGGGATCGGCCCGGACATCCGCCAAGACATGCTGAATCGGTACCTCAAAACCAGCACCGAAGGCGAACGTCTCGATGTCCTGGACGAAGTGGGCTCGCTTGGCGTGAAAAAGGTCGCGGAGAAGCACGGCCTTTCGGCGGAAGAAGGCTTGACACTCTACAACGCGTATCGCTCGCGTATCGGCGCCCAGCAGGAAGGGCTGCGCCGCTACTCGGCCGCCACGATGCCGGGCGAGGCAGTTCATGTCGATGAGTTCATGTCCGAGGGCGGCAAACTGAGCGTGCACCCGAACATGGTCACCCGGCTAGCCAATGACCACGTGATGATTGACCTGCAAGCGTTGGACAGGACGCTGGCCAGACACGCAAGCGCCATAAAGGCACTGCGGACGAAGGGCTACGGCAATCCTGACTGGATCACGGACCGGCTTGATTGGTTCAATCATCTATGGAAGTTCGGGACACTGTTCAGGTTGGGCTACATCCCCCGTGTTCTCGGTGACGACCTAGCCGGCCAGGTGGCCCGTCTTGGGGCAGCCACTATGGCCATGCGTGCCGGGTACGGCGTCAAGAATCTGGCTACGAACCTCGCCCATTGGAAGCCGACCAGTCACTATGAAGCCCGGGAAGCGGCGGCTCGCGAGGGACTGCGATATGCGGATGAGGAGATTGCCAGGATTCAGCCATCCGCGCTCGCGCTTCGTGCGCGAGTAAAGGCGCACGAAGCGCTCAACCAGGGCCAAGTTGCCAAGGCTCAGCGGCTGCGGCAAGCGGCCGAGGCCAAATTGGCCTCTCTTCCCGAAGACGCTCCTGCCGCGCGTCGGTCGGCGCTGGGGAAACAGATCGAGAAGCACAGGAAGACCGAACGCCTGGCCGCGGACCGCCTCAAGGCGGGACTGCCGAGCAAGCAAGCGCGGTTGTCCGAACTGGACGAGCAACTGGCGCACTTGGTGAGCGGTCGTGAGGACTCGTTGGCCGCGATCGATGCGGCGAAGTCAGCCCGGGAGCGGGGCTTTCGTCAGTCAAGCCAGCTCTACAAGTCGCCAGAGGTGGCCCCTGGCGTAGTCCTGCCGCCTGCCTTGGGGGGAAACAAGGGCGAGTACTTCCAAAAGATGATCTCTTCGGATGACTCGCTTCACAATCTGTTCTCCTCCAACAAACAGTTGGTGCATAACAACCTGATTCGATCCTTCAGCCACTCCGGCGTATCGATCTCGTATCCGCAGGATTCCAAGCTCTTCGTCTCCAGCTGGCATCAGGCGATCAACCAGCAGATTATGCAAGACCAGCTCGCCCTCCAGGCCGTCAAAGGCGCCTCCATCGAGGACATGACGAAGTGGCTTACCACCACGCCCGCCGGACGGGCGTACCGCAAGCGCCTGGGCATCAAGCACGCCTCGGACGAGCGCCTGGCGGCGAGCGTGTACCACGACGTGGCGGAGTACCTACCCACGCCGGAGATCCGCCAGGCCGCCCTGAAAGGCGAAGCCGACGAGGCTTTCCTGGCGAAGGCGGCTGAGGACGGCATGCACCCCTTCGAGGTGCACACGACCCAGCTCGGCGAGACCCTGGCCGGGTCCAACCGGCTCAGCCAGGGAATGGACCGGGTCATAGACAGCTGGTTCAAGACGGTGGCCAGCCTCCCCGCGGACCGCATGGCTCGGCACCCCCTGTTCAATCAGCTCTACGAGGGCCACGGGCGCCAGCTGGCCGCCCAGGAGCTGAAGCAAGGCGCCAAGCTGGCCCAGAAGGACGCCGACCGCATCGCCGAGACCGCGCGTCGGCTCGCGCTGCGCGACACGCGCAAGCTCGTCTTCGACATCGCTCACCGGTCCGACGCCGCCCATGCCTTGCGGTTCATCTCCCCGTTTTTCGCGGCCACCACGGAAGCCTGGCAACGGTGGAGCCGCATCATCGCCGACCGCCCCCAAGTCGTCGGTTATGCGCACAATTTCTTTAACGCCCCGGCTAGCTGGGGCTGGATGCAAGACCAGGATGGTAACCGGATCCTTGCCGACGGCACGGTCATCGATCCCGTCACAGGAAAAAAGCGCCTGGTGCCCAAGGGCGACCGATTCATCATGGCGAGGGTCCCCAAGTTCCTTGCTGACGGCCCTGTTGGCAAGGCGTTTGGGATGGACCCTAGCGGCCGATGGTTGATCTCCCAGGACTCCATGAACCTGGTAACACAGGGCGATCCGTGGTTCAACCCGGGAACTGGCCCGATCGTCAGCATCCCCGTCAACGAATTCGTCAAGGACAAGCCCTCTGACGCCGAGCTGGCTCGCAAGCTCGGCGTTCTCCCCTTCGGGCCGGTGACTGGTGGGTTCTTGGGGCAGAATCCACTGGGACGGGCGGCTGACCAAGTATTGCCACCAGCCGTCAAGAACTTCTTGACTGCATTCGACACCAGCGATGAGCGATATCAACGCGTGAAGCTCCAGATCATGCAGCGGGCAGCCTACGAACATGCCAATCTGGGCAAGCCAATGCCGTCCGCCAAGGCGATAGCCGACATGACCAGGAATTACTGGTTCTTCTCCGCGACATCCGCCTTCCTCCAGCCGTTCGCCACTCAGAAGCCGGACAAGTACCAGTTCTTTCGCGACCAGTACAACAACCTGCGCCGTAAGAACCCGCTCACCGCTGACGAGGAGTACTTGAAGCGGTTCGGCGAGTCTCATTTTATCTTCGCTCAGGCGGCTTCTGACGGTTCTGGAATACCCGCCACGAAGAAAGCAGTACAGCTCTCGAAGGAGTACGGCGACATCATCGCCACGAACCCCGAATTGGCCTCGCTCATCGTCGGGCCGGAGGGCAATGGCCCCTTCTCTCCAGAGGCGTACGCGTACCAGCTCACTACGCCCCTCGTTCCTGGCGGTGCGGAGATGCAGCGCCGGAAGTTGTCGGCCGATGAGGCCATGGCGGAGAATCAGCGCCGGCTGGGCTGGGCCAAATATTCGCAGATGATGAATCGCATCACTGCGGAGCTGCACAAGCGTGGACTCAATAGTTTCGCCGACGAAGGTGCCGAAGACTTGACGGACATGCGGGCCGCCGTGGCCCGACTGTACGGGGACCCTCTCATGCCTGACGGCTCACGCAATCCGTACTATAACGAAGAGTGGAGCAAGGATTTCTTCACGCTCGATGCTCGCCGATACGACCGCCTCATTCCCGCCCTGACTGAGGTGGCCAACTCTCGACTGGCCGAGGACCCCAACCGAAGCGACCTTCGGGTCTTGCGTGAATATCTCACGGGTCGGAAGGCCGTGCTGGCCGTCCTTGCAGAGCGAGACAAGGACGGCGGAGCCAAGACCCTGGGCGCCAAAGCCAACGCGGATCTGGCTCAGTCGTGGAGCCGATACGTGGATAGCCTCATTGAGAAGGACACTCGGTTCGGCGATCTCCATCACCGCTATCTGACGCGTGACATGGGTGTGGATCTTCAGGACATAGCCAATGAGGAGGCGGCGTGACCATCACCGGTAAGGGTGATCCCTCCAGCGATGAATTGGAAATCTTGAAGAAGTACTTCGGTTCTGGCAGTGGAGGAAAGTCGAGCGGCGGCGGCCGGGTCTTCATGGGTACGACGTGGGACACCAGTGGACCGCACGGAGGTTCCGGGGCCGTTGCACCGGACAAGAAGCCCACGAATATATGGGTCTCGGAAGAAGAGGCCATGAATGACTTCTACAACTGGTCGAACAAGCAACAGCGTGACTTTCTTGCAAAGGGCATCATCGGTGGTCAGCTCAAGCTGGGCGACGGGCCAGTTGAGGCCGGAAAGTTCTGGTCCAAACTGGTCAAGGAGGCCGCGAAGTATGGCGCGGCTGGCAAGAAGGTCTCCCCACTCGACATCCTAGCCGCCTACGTCGGAAGCTCTGGCGGAAAGTCTGCATGGGTCCGCCAAGGTGATTTCGAAATCAACAGCGTCACCGGAGAAAAGCGGTACGTCGGTCCACGCTTCAAGACCGAGACGCAATCCCGGGTGGACCTGACCGATCCAGACACCGCACGGGCGATGGCGACGAAGCTGTTTCAGGACATGATGGGACGCGACCCCGGAGCCGGCGAGCTGACTGCCTTTGGTAGGGCGCTGAATGAAGCCGAGCGATCTAGCCCCGTGGTGCAGACGACGACCACGGAATATGACATGAAGACGGGCGAGTCGATAGGCGCCAACACCACATCAAGCGGTGGGCTTACCGCCGACGCTCGGGCCTACATCGGGGAACAACAGATCAAGAAGAAGAAGGAATACGGCGTCAACCAGGCAGTTACGACCTATCAGAACGCGCTGGAAAACCTGATCTACGGGGCCCCCGATGGCACGGGGTGAGGACGTCGTCAACATGGCAAGATCGGCGCTTGGCGTACCCTACGTCTGGGGTGGCAACAGCCTACGTTCCGGTGTGGATTGCAGTGGACTCGTACAGCAGTCATTTCTTCAGTACGGCATCAGCCTGCCGCGCACGACGTACGAGCAGATCAATGTGGGCTATTCGGTCCAGCCGAACAAGCTCCGCCCGGGAGATCTAGTCTTTTTCGATACCGATCGTTCCCGCCGCGGGCCGGACCACGTGGGGATTTACATCGGCGGCGGGAAGTTCATTCACGCTCCGCGGCCTGGCCAGGGCGTGAAGATCAGCTCGTTGGCTGAGGGCTACTACATGGATCGCTGGATGGCCGGGCGCCGGATACCCGGGGTCCAGGCCGATCCGTCCAGTGGTGGCGGCCTCGCTGAGGAGGTGGCTCCCCGGCTCGACGCTCACGAACTGGCGGAGACCTACGGTATGAGCTACGCGTTCTTCAAGAGCCAGCCCAGCCTGATGAAGCTGCTGAAACAGGCCGTCGGCGGCCAGTGGACACCGGAGAAGTTTCAGGCTGAGGTCAAGAACTCCAGTTGGTGGAAGAAGACCAGCTCGACCGCTCGACAGGCTCAGATCCTCCAGAAGACTGACCCGGCTACGTACAAGGCCCAGATGGAGGCGGCCCGCGTCGCAGCCCGCCAGATGGCCGTGAAGATGGGCGCCATCCTTCCAGACTCCAAGGTCGTCCAGCTCGCCAAGAACATGGTCCACCTCGGATGGCAGGACGCTCAGGTGGCCAATTTCTTGGGCCAGTATGTGAAGTTCGGCAAAAACCACACGTTGGGCGGGGTGGCTGGTCAGGCAGCCAAGGCGATCAAGAACGAGGCATACAACCTCGGACTATCTGTCACCGAACAGTCGATTCTGAACAACGCTCAGTACCTCGTCCGCGGCCTCACCACGATGGAGAAGATCCAGGCGAGCATGCGCGAGCACGCGGCCGGGCTCTACCCGGCGTTCGCCGACCAGCTCAAGGCCGGGGCCACCATGAAGGACATTGCCCAGCCATACGTTCAGGTACTGGCCGAGGAACTGAACCTGCCAGAGACCGACGTCGATGTCTTCAACCCGAAGATCAAGCAAGCGATCAACCGAGTGGACGCGAAGGGGCAGCCAGCCCCCATGGACCTGGGCACGTTCACTCAGTTGGTCCGCAATGACCCGCTCTGGCGTCGCACACCAGGGACCGCCGAGAAGGCGTTCAACGTGGGCCGTCAGGTTCTCTCTGACATGGGGTTGGGCTTCTGATGGCCATCACCTTTGAGGCGATCCTGTGGAGCCTCACACAGCAGGAATCCGGCGGCAACTATCACGCCGTCGGCCCGTGGGTGAGCGGGGACCGTGCCTACGGCCGATACCAAGTCATGGGCGCCAATGTGGGCGCGTGGACGGCCCGCTACTACGGGCGCCGCCTGACGCCACAGCAGTACCTGAACAACCCGGCTGCCCAGGACGCGGTGGTCCGCGGAGTCCTCGGCGGCTACTACAGGAAGTATGGCGCCCGTGGCGCCGCCGCCATGTGGTACTCGGGCCAGTCGAACCCCAACAAGACCTATGGCAACCCACCCGTCTACAAGTACGTCAACAGCGTCATGACTCGGGCTGGCGGATACGCGGGGCAAAAGGTGGGCGGCGGGTACACGCCGTCGAGCCCGGTAACGCCTACTCTCTCACGGTCCGAGCTGGCCGAGCGGTACGGGTTGTCCTCGCGTCTCATTAACTCCAGCTCCGCGTTGAAGAAGCTCTTCTCTCAGGCGGTAGCCGGCCAGTGGTCGGCGGCCCCGCTTCCAGGCGAGTCTCAAGAACTCCAAGTGGTGGCGCACGCAGTCCTCCACGCTGAGGAAGTACTTGACGACCAAGTACACCGACCCGGCCACCTTCAATCAGAACTGGAAAAACGCTCAGTACAAGATCAATCAGCTTGCCGTTCAGGTCGGTGTCGGCAACCTGATCAATCGTCGGGGCCAAAGCTCCGCCCTCTTGAAAGAAGCCATCTATAACTCGCTGGCACTCGGCTGGTCGGATGCTCGGATCAAAGACTGGCTCGGATCTCGGGCGAAGGTGAACGACGGCATCATGTGGGGCGAGGCTGGCGAAGCATGGGATAAGCTCCACGAGATCGCATACCTGAATGGGATGAAGTACTCCACCGACTGGTACAAGCGTAACGCTGTCGGCATCGCTTCCGGCAAAGGCACGATCGAGACCGTTGAGGACCATATTCGGAGCCAGGCGGCTGCCCGCTTCAAGAATTTCGCGAATCAGATCAAGGCCGGACAGAACGCAATGGACCTGGCCGCCCCGTATATCAAGAGCCTATCTACGCTGTTGGAGATTCCAGAAACGGATGTGGATCTCTTCGAGAAACACATCTACAACGCCATGGCTGGTGACCACGCAGGCCAGAACTTCCCTCTGTGGCAGTTCGAGAACTACGTCAGGAACGATCCGCGCTGGAAGAAGACCAACAACGCACGTGAGTCGATGATGACGGTCGCCCGCCAGGTGGCCAAGGACTTCGGGATGGCCTACTAATGAGCACACCCGCGCAGAACGTACCGGCGGAGTGGCAGGACACCATAGACTTGCCCGAACCTGGCCAGGTGGACGCAAAGGCGCTGGCGAAGTATCAGGCCGACCTGAACAAGCAGAAGTATTACGCAGCGCAGAACCAATCGACCATCAAGTCCTTGCAGAAGGCGAAGAAAGCCACCAAGGACAAGAAGAAGGCCGCGAGGATTCAGGCACAGATCGATGCCCGCTCGAAGGCGCTTGCCACGGCCAACCAGCGAGCGACCGAGGCCCAGAACAAGGTTTACGAAACAAAGGGCGAGTTCGACAAGCTTCTGAAGGGCGATAACCGAGACGCCTATATGGCGCTGAAGTCACTCTTCGGATCGTACGGTCTGGGATCGCTGGCAGGAAAGATCTTCGATTACGTGAAGCAAGGCTATGGAGCCGACACCATCGGCCTCTTGCTCCAGGACACCAAGGAATACAAGGAGCGATTCGCCGCCAACGAAACGCGCCAGAAAGCTGGGCTCCCCGTCTTGAGCCCGGCTGAGTATCTGTCGGCCGAGTCGTCGTACCGGCAGATCCTCTCGGCGGCTGGCCTACCAAAAGGCTTCTATGACAACCCTGCCGACTTCCGCAACTGGATCGCCGGCGACGTCTCGCCAACCGAGGTGAAGAGCCGAGTGGACATGGCCGTCCAGGCCACTACCCAGGCGAACCGGGCCTACAAGGGCGCCTTGTACCAGATGTATGGCATCAATGAGGCCGACTTGACAGCCTACTTCTTGGACCGGAAGAAGGCCGAGCCGCTGTTGAAGAAGCAGGCCAGCGCTGCCGCTATCGGTGCCGCCGCGCTTCGTCGTGGATTCGCCCTGGACCGGTCCGAGATGGAGAACTACGCGACGTACGGGATTACGGCCGACCAGGCCGAGCAGGGATATGCAAAGATCGCCGACGGGTTCGAACAGATGCTAGGCATTGCGGGCCGATTCGGTGATACCTGGAACCAGCGGATGGCCGAACACGAGGTATTCGAGCCGGGCTTGTCCGAGAGCTGGAGCCCGTACAGCAGCGAATCGGCGAGCGAGAAGGGCAAGCGGCTGCGCTCTCAGGAGCGGGCGCTGTTCGCTGGCAGCAAGGGCAGCTCAAGCCAGGGCCTGTCCGCCGGGTATCGCCAGACATAGCGAATTGCGTTGGCCGGATGTACTCTCCGCCGCTGACGGACCGACCGGCCCCGTCCGAAGCGAAGTCCGGTAGCGGAGCGCGAACCCGATCCCCGTCGGGTGAGCTGGCCGTGAAGGCACGGGAGATAAGCGATGAGCGAATACAGCTTTGGCTACGACGAGACCGACGATTCAACGTCGGACCTGGGCGAGACAGGCAACAGCCAGCAGGGACCAAAATGGTTCCGTGAGGGGCTGTCGAAGCTCTCCAGCCAGGTGCACGAGCTGAAGGCGGAGAACGACCGCCTGAAGGCCGAACAGCGTCGAAGCGCAGTAGCTGACCAGCTCAAGGCGAAGGGCTATGCCCCAGCAGCCGCAGGGTTGTTCACGGGCGAGCCTGAAAAGCTGGACGAATGGCTGACGGCCAATGGCGCCGCGCTGGCCAAGCTGCCGACTGCTCCGGGTGAGCAGGAGGGCGGCGAGGGCGAGCAGTCGGCGGGCCCGCCATCCTCAACCGTCCCGGCTGATGGTCAGGAACAGATGCAGCGCATGCAGGAACAGGGCACGCAAGGCGTGGCCCCTCCGCAGGGCTCGGACAAGGAGCTGGCCGCCGCGATAGCAGCGGCGAAGACTCCCGAGGAGTTCGCGGAGCTGATGCGGGCGCACGGGTCGCCGTACGACTGGTCCTGACCTCTCCCCGATCCCTTCGGCATCCCCACTGGGGGTGAGAGGCCATGGCAAACGCATATACCGATACCTCAGCAATGAGCAACGCCGTTCAGACGGCGTATGACAAGTACTTCGAGTTTCAGCTTCGGTCCCAGCCGCTGTTTCGCGCGGTGGCAGACAAGCGGCCGACGGACCTGACGGCCCCTGGCTCGTCCATCGTTCTGGAGATGTACCAGGACCTGGCGACGGCCACCACGGCACTGACTGAGACGACCGACCCGGACAGCGTCGCCATCGGCAACCCGACAACCAAGACACTGACCTTGGCCGAGTACGGTTCGCCGGTCCTTCGGACCCGGAAGCTTCAGCTCTTCTCGCTCTCCGACGTTGACCCGGCCATCGGCAACATCGTGAGCTTCAACTGTGCCGACAGCGTTGACGTGCTGGTGCAGACCGAGCTGCGCGGCGGCTCGAACCTGATCCAGCGCAAGGCGGGTACGGTCTCGTACGTCACCAATGCCACCAGCTCCACCGTGGCCACCACGATGACGGCCACCGACAGCTTCAACTCCGCCATCTCCCGACTGGCCACAGCGAAGCTGAGGACCAACAAGGCCGTGCCTCGGAAGGGCAGCCTGTACTGGTGCGCCATTCATCCCGAGGTCTCTCACGACCTGCGGGCCGAGACCGGCGCCGCGGCCTGGCGCGACCCGCACAACTACTCGGCGGCCGGGAACATCTGGGCCGGTGAGATCGGCGCCTATGAGGGCGCGTTCTATGTTGAGTCCCCCCGCTGCTACAACGCCGTGGACGCCGGTACCGGCGACAACACGGTGAGAAGGTTCCGCAGCTACTTCGCGGGCCAGCAGGCCCTCGCGGAGGCCGTGGCCGACGAGTTCCACCTTGTGGCCGGTCCGATCGTGGACAAGTTGGCCCGCTTCCGCCCCCTGGGCTGGTACGGCGTGGCCGGCTGGAAGCGCTACCGCGAGGAAGCGCTGATCCGGGTCGAGACCACGAGCACCATCGACAGCGCCTGATGACCGATTGGACGTTCCGGACCCCGTCTGTTGATGAGGGTCCGGCGTTCTGGGAGAACCCGCTGTTCTACCGGGTCAAGCTGGCCCGGGGGATCTCGATCCTGGAGACCTCCGGCATCTACCGGGCGATCAGGTTCCCCACTCAGGACGAGATCGCAGCAGCGACGACCGCCTACATGGGCGGCCATGAGTACACCGTCTCGGACACCGTGAAGGCCGCGCTCATCGCGGCCAACCTCGGCGTCACCGAGGCCAATTTCACGGCTCAGTAGGAGAGCGCCATGGCCGGTTACAAGACCACCACGAAGGCGGGGATGGCCAAGAGGCCCACCCCCGCGAAGAAGACGGCCGCCAAGAAGGCTGCGGCAAAGAAGGTCGTGGCCGCCGCGAAGACGGACGGCCGGAAGATGAACCCGCGAGGCAAGTGATGGCTGACGACGAGAAGTGCTGCCCCAAGGGCAGCGGCGGCACATCCACCATCACCAACCAGGACGAAGCGGAGATCCTGGCTCGCACAACCGCCCCCTTGCCGACGCGCGCCGAAGGCCAGCAGTGAGCGGCGAGAGGTGCACGGCCGGTTGCCGGACGAGAGACCACGCAAGCTACGGCGAGTGCTTGCGCGACAAGGGCGTGGGCACATACCTGGCCGCGCCCAGTCGGGGCCTGGACGGCACGGCACAGAAGCGTTGGGACCACGAGCTGGACCTGTACCGGCAAGCCCGCCGGGAGGGCATCCAGCCCGACGGCACCACGCTGAACCAGATCACCGACGCCATGCGGCGCAGTGACGCGGCAGGGATGGCGTACGGCCGCGACTTCAACAAGGCAACCCCGATCGAGGCGTGATGCCGACCTTCGACCAGATCACCACGCGCGTGCGTCAGCAGCTCCAGGGCTACACCCTGAGCCAAGCCAGCGTCTCCGAGCTGGCCGCGCCCATGTCGGCCGCGGACACGTCCTTCCAGTGCGATGCCAGCACGGTAACGAACCTGTCTCGCGGGCTGGTCGAGATTGACGATGAGCTGGTCCTGGTCAAGACGTTCGACGCCACCTCTGGTGTGGTGAGCGTTATGGGCTTGGCCAACGGACGCGGTGCCGAAGGCACCACGGCGGCCAGCCACGCGGCCCATGCGTTGGTGACGAGCGACCCAGCCTTTCCGCGCCAGCGGATCAAGGAGGCCGTCAACGACACGATCCAAGGTCTGTATCCGCACCTGGTGGTGTTCTCCACAACAGAGATCACCTACAACGCGGCACAGGTCGAGTATGAGCTACCGGCCGATGTCGATGATGTCTGGTACGTGGTGGCGCGTACGGTCGGGCCGTCGAAGGTGTCCCAGCCCATGCCGGACTGGCGGTACAACCCCAAGGCCCGTACCGCGGACTTCGTTAGCGGCAAGTCCATCCAGCTCTTCGACGCCATCACGCCCGGCCAGCCGGTACGCATTGTCTACGCCAAGCCTCCGGGTCCGCTGGCGGCTGGCTCGGACGACTTCGCCACTGTGACCGGCTATCCGTCCCGGATGACGGATCTGGTCGTCTACGGAGCACTGAAGCGACTCCTGCCCGCTCTGGAGTCGGCCAGGCTGCAACAACAGGCAGTAGAGGCCACCGAGCGGGCTCCCCTCGTGCCGCCGTCCTCGGCCGCCAAGGCCGTGAACCTGTACGCCTCGCTGTACGCGGAGCGCCTGGAGGAGGAGCGAGCGCTGATGTTCGCCGAGATCCCCAATTACGCGATGTTTCAGGGGTCCTGATGGCCAACGCCTTCTACTACAGCAACACGGCCCAGGAAACGACCCTGTCCGGGTCGATATCGGCTGGCGCCACCTCCATAACCGTCGGCGCCACCGTCGGCTTCCCCGGCAGCTTCCCGTACGTCCTGGCGCTCGACTACGGCGCCAGCGCAGAGGAACTGGTGAGCGTCACGGCAGCGGCCGGGACGAGTCTCACAGTCAGCCGCGGATTCAGCGGCACCTCCGCCCAGACCCACAGCCTGGGCGCCAAAGTGCGCCACGTCTACCACGCTGGTGATGCCACCGACTTCCGGACGCACGAAGGCGCCATGGGAGCCGTGCACGGCGTGGCGGGCGCACTGGTGGGCACGAGTGACACTCAGACGCTGGCCAACAAGACACTGACGGCCCCCATCATCAGTGGCGGTTCGTTCGCCGGAACGTTCACCGGCGCACCCACGTTTTCCGGGGCTGTGGTCTTCTCCGGCGGCCCCGCGTTCAACCGTGGGCTGAGCACGGACGTAGCCCAGTCGGTCACGGTGACGGGCGACGCCTTCGACCGCCATCGTGTGTACTCCGACGGCCTACACGAATGGGGGTCGGGCTCCGCTGCCCGGGACGTCCGAATGTACCGAGCGGCGCCCGACACATTGGGACTGGACGACACCTTCCGCGTCGTTCGCGGCGCCGCTACAGACGAGGCTCAGCAGACTCGCATCACCGGGGACACCGCCTCACGGCACACGGTAGAGGCCAGTGGAAAACACTGGTGGGGCGACGGGGCCAACACCCTGGACACGAACCTGTACCGCACGGCAACCGGCACGCTACGGACCGACGGGGCCCTGACCATCATCGGCAACGTGGCGGCTGCCAACATCACGACGGGTGCGTGGACCACCTACACGCCCACCTGGACGGCCGCGACCACCAATCCATCTCTCGGCAACGGGACCTTGATCGGAAAGTACGCCCTGATAGGCAAGACATGCCACGGCCACATCAACCTGGTCACGGGGTCCACCACAACCTACGGATCAGGCACTTGGTCCTGGGCCCTGCCTGCCACATCCGCCAACGACGGCACCACCAGGATCGGCACCGCACACCTGCTGTCCGGCGGCTACCGAGCATCCGGGGACATCGTCATTTCGCCGAACGCGAGCACCGCGAGCATCTACTTCCCGGCTGCTTCTGACACCCGCATGGCAGGCGCCAGCGCAACCTACCCAATCACCTGGTCACAGACAGACCAGATCCGTATCACCTTCACGTACGAGACAGCCTGAGGCAGGACGGCATGGCAGGCATCGTCTCCCGACTGCCGTTCCCCCTCTCGGGGCGTACGGCCTCAGCCAGCTCCAGCTACGCCCTCGCCGATGTGGCGTATGACTACGCCATCGGTGGCATGCCGTGGCTCAGCGCCATCACCGACGACCGCCCCATGACCAGGGCCGGGGCGGAGATCCGCAAGGATCAGGTGGACCAGCAGCAGATCCCCGGGGAGCAGTCGCTTGCCGGGTGGTGGCTCAGAAGTCAGTCCACGTTCGTAGGCGGGGCAGGAATCCTCTACCAGGACCCGTCCACCGACAACCAGTACGCCATCCGCTTTGCGGAAAGCGTCGGCGTGAACCCCTGGACGAACGGCACGCTGACGCTGCTCAGGAGTACGAGCCAGCGCATCGGCGACGCCTCGGCGAACCGCGGCCTGGTGCTCGGCTGGTCAGACGGGACAGACCGGTTCTGGTACGCCGTGGGCACCGCCCTGAAGAGCGATACCGGCAGCGTCACCACCCCAATCACGTGGGGCGGCGCCAACACCATCAGGGCCTTGGCGAGCGACGGCACGAACTACTTCGCGGCCGACAACGTGGCCGTCTACAAGGGCGCGGGGAACGGCGCCGGAACGTCCTGGACGACCACCGGGACCGCAAACGTGGCGCTCGGGTGGGTGAAGGGCCGGATGATGGTGGCCCTGAACCACGAGGTCTACGAGACCGACAGCCTAGGAACGAAGACGAAGCGATTTACGCATCTGAACCCCAGCTTCGTCTTCACAGCCTTCGCCGAAGGCACGAACGCCATCTTCGCCAGCGGATACGCCGGGGCCCAGTCGTCCATCTATAAGTTCGTGCTCGATACCTCCGGCAACGTGCCAACCCTGGCATCCGGCGGTGTCCAGACAGCGCAGCTCCCCTTGGGGGAGATCGTTCTGAGCATGACCACATATCTGGGATCATTCGTCGGCATCGGGACCAGCCGTGGCTTCCGTGTAGGAACGATCGATGACAACGGCGACATCCAGTACGGACCGCTGCTGATATCCAACCTCAACGGTGTGCAGTCCATCGCGGCTTATGATCGCTTCTTCTTCGTTGCGGCGACGAACGGCATCGATGGCCAGTCCGGGCTGTATCGCGTGGACCTGGGCCAGCAGCTGGCCGGCTCGGAGGTCTCACCCGCCGCCCGCTGGGCGTACGCCACTGATCTCCAGGCCAAGGTCACGGGCGAAGTGTCGAGCGTCACCAACTTCGGCAACACCGACCGCATGTGCTTCGCCGTGACCGGCCAGGGGGCCTATCTCGAATCAGCCTCCACGCTGGAGAACACGGGCTACCTCAAGACAGGCAGGGTGCGCTTCAACACCTTGGAGCCGAAGCTGTTCAAGTTCGTCTCGGTCAAGACGCCACTCTCCCTGTCCGGCACGGTCGGTGTGTCGGTGATCGACCCCGGCGGGGCCGATACGAGCATCGTCACGATCTCCGAAGGGTCTTCCACGACCATTGAGAACGTCGTCCTAACCACGCCTATGACGGCCGTCGAGTGGCTTCAACTCAAGGTCACGCTGGGCCGGTCGGCGGGAAACACCTCCAAGGGTGGAGAGGTCACCGGCTGGCAGCTCAAGGCCATGCCTGGCTCGGTTCGACAGCGGGTGTTCACGCTGCCGTTGCTCTGCTTCGACATCGAGAAAGACCGCACAGGCCAGAAGGTAGGTGGGGAAGGCCGGACCCTGGCGAGGCTCGAAGCCTTCGAGCAGCTTTTCGCCCGGGGTGACTCCGTCGTCTTCCAGGATCTACAGAGTGACGTGAGCTATCTGGTCGTAATCGACACTTACAGGTTCGAGCAGAAGGCGGCGCCGGGGAACAACAGGAGCAACTACGGCGGCGTGCTGTGGGTGGAGCTGCGCACCATCGCGGACGTGATCACTGCATGACGGCCGACTGGATGCCCCGAGTCACCATCATCGCCCCGGCCAATGAGGCCGAGCGCGAGGCCGTACGGACTGCCCAGCGGGCCCTGAGGGTGCCCGAGACGGGAGAGATGGACGACGCCACGAAGACGGCCCTACGGGGCGTGCAGACCTTGTTCAAGCTGCCTGTGACAGGGGTCCTGGACAAGGAGACCGCGGTGGCGCTGGATCGCCTACGGCCACCATCCCTGAGGGAGTGAGATGAGATCGACAGTGCTACAGCTCGGCGTGGCCGCGCTGGTCATCGGTGGGTTCGTTGTCCTGACCCTCAAGGGCGCAGACACCACGGGCTTCGTGGCGCTGGTCGCGCCGATCCTCGGCGCGGTGTTCGTCATCAATCACCTGGATCACCGGTCCGACCAGCAAGACATGATCTTGCAGCGCATCAGCGAGCAGACCAACGGCGTCCTGGACAGGCGCATCAAGGACGGCGTTCGAGCTGCCTTGGATGAGTCAAGGCCCCGTATGACAGAGTGAGCCGCTAGTCTGTAACCGTGACGCGCATCTACACCTACGACGCCGGGAAAGGCCGGGCCGAGTGGCAACGCGCGCTCATGGAGCTGACAGAAGGCTGGGACTCGGGCGAACTCCCACGTTTTCAACCCTGGGTTGAGTCGGGCCAGCCACATCGCTCCAGCTCATACCGCAGCGTGCTTGAGGCGAACCTCAGCCTCATGCTGCGGGCAAGCCGGGCCATTGAGACACTCCGCGTCACACCGGACAGCCTTGCTACCGAACGGCTCTGTAGGCGCCTGCTGGCATCCGTTGAGGATGAGACGGGCCTGCCGTCGATCACAGCACTGGTCACAGGCGACAGTCTCACGACCACCTTCGGGTCAGGCGCGCCCCTGTCGCAGCAGCAGGTCACCGAGGCAGCCGAAGCGTGGCGCGCCATCTACCGCATAGCGCGAGACGTTGTTGAGCGGAGCATTTGCGTTCAACACTACGCATTTGCGCACCATCCACCCCCGCTTGAGACGTCTCCATGCGGGGTAATCGGCTTCGCTGCTCCTCGAATCCCTCGGGCTCCTGGGCGGCCGGTGTACTCACCGGTTCCGTCCAGCTTCGGTGTGGCTGCCTGATCAGCACACCTCACAAAACCCGAGGTTTACAGAATGGTCCAGTTTGAGGCACGTCTGCCTCTGTGGCTGCTCCTGTTGCTACTCCTGGTCGTCGGTGTCCCGCTGACCGTGGGATGGGTCTATGCCATCCGCTGTGTCACACGGTGGGTGAATCAGCTGCCGCGCCGGGTGCGATCCTGGATGCGTCGGAAGCTGCTGCGCGTGCTCCTCACCGACCGCGGCCCCCTCAGCGACGGGGATAACGCCCCGCGTCGATAGGTACAGCGGACCCCGGAGCGGCGTCCCTAGGGACGCCGCTCTGCTGTCTCATGCCTCGGGCTCGATCATCTCCACTTCACCCTTCAGCCGGTCCGGCAGTTCTGGCGGCGCCATGGCGGCCCAGCCGTTGCCGACCGGGGCGGCGGGTGCAGCTGGGCTCGCCGACTCGGGGCTGACGGCCGCGGACTCGCCTCCGGCCAGGTTGATGATGCGGCGGAACTTCCGTACCAAGGTGGGCTCGTCATCGGTCGGCTTCAGCGTGACCGTGACGTCGTCTCCGGTGTCCACCCGGACCTGGCCTCTACCGATCGTCAGCGTCAGGGCCATTGGCGCCCTCCGTTCGTATGGGCATGACGCGGATGATGCCCAAGACTGGGCCGCCGTCATGCAAGATCTTCAAGACGCCGTCTTCGGCCATCACCGAGGCGTCCCCGGACAGCAGCAGTTCATAAGCATGTCCGCCAGCGCTGTACGCCACCGCGTACGGCGGGCGTCGCTCCATCTGGAGTGGTGCGATGGTCTGCTGGTCCGCTGGTAGCTCCTCCTCTTCTTCAGGCGTCAGTGGGGGCTCTTCATTCGTGGATGAGCCGCCGGAGGCCATCGGCTCCCTCCTTGCAATAGAGGCTGTTCACGTCCTCCCCCTGCGGGAGTCGGACGGGCCTCGCCTTGACCTCGCGGGCGAGGAACTTGCCAAACTTGCGCCCGGCAGTGTCCGGGTCGCCGAATACATAGATCGTGTCGAAGTCATCCAGGCACTTGGAGAAGTGCTGTTGCCAGTTCTCCACCCCAGGCACGCCGACGGCCGGAAGCCCGGCCATGGACAGCGTGGCGGCGTCTAGCTCGCCCTCGGTGACACAGATGAAGGGACTGTCCCGCTTCAGGTCCAGCACGTTGTAGAGGTTGGAGTCCATGCCGTCCGCAGACAGGTACTTGGGGCAGCCCTCAGCCTTGCAGTCGTGTGCCCCCAGGCAGCGGAACCGCATGTTCACCGTGCCACTCGGCGTGATGTACGGGATGGCCAGGCGGCCGGCGTACGACTCGTGCCCGACCAGCGGCCTACGAACTACGCCCAGGCGGTACGTAGCGGCGGCCTGGCCGTCGAACCCCCTTCCCTTCAGATACTCCTGGGCGCTGGTATCGGCCGCGAGGTCCGCGGCGTAGGTCGATGCCGCTGTCTCGAAGAATTGCCTCTGCTCGCTCGTAAGCGTCTGCACGGCTACAGCCCTCCATGAGCATGATGAGAGTTAGCGCCGTGCCGCGTGCGTCACAGGCGAAGCAGTGGAACAAGCCCTTCTCGACCGAGACGGACATAGAGGCCCGGCGCTCACCATGCACCGGGCAGAGGGCGAGCGTGTTGCCCCAGCGCGCCGCAGCGAGGTCAACGCCGTAGTGCTCCAGGACTGGACGGATCGGAACCAAAGGCCCGTTCGGCACGGATGCAGACGATCGCATTAGCAGGCCCCTTCCGGGACTTGTGGTCCTCCACCACAACCACGGGAACAACAGAGGCGGGGTCAATGCCCCGCCGCTTCGCCCAGTTACCGGCCTCCAGCTCGGCCTGTCTGAAGTAGTTCAGCAGATCCACGTTGGACAGCCCACCGGGAGATTTGCACTCCATGACGTAGTGTCCGCTGGTCCACGGTGAGACCGTGTCGGACTCGTCGTTCACTCCCGCCTTCGGCACCTTCTCCGCCGGGCGGCCGACGCTGCGCAGCCAGCTCACCCACTTGGGTTCGAAGCGCCGCCCGCGAGCTATCGCGGCCTTCGTGATGGTCACGCCGCCTCCACCCCATCGGCGCTCTCTGCCGACGCCTGGAACCGGGAGTCACAAGACGAGCACAACGGCCCCACCCTGGAAGGGCGCTCTTTACCCGCTCCCCAGCCCCAGCGGCACCGCTCTGGCGCGGCAACGCCCGCGGCCAGGACTTCCGCCTCCAGAGCGCGGATCTCCGCGGCAGTCTCCGGGTACCACTCTGCAATCTCGTCCAGCTCTCCAGCGTGCGCAAAGGCGCCACACAGGCACTCGCCGGACATGTGAAGTACGTCCGAGACCTCGTTTCGCGGCACGTCAGGGTGTACTCGGCGGTAGGCGTTGAGATCCAGCTTCGTCCAGCCGACGAGTGGCGAGACCCATACCGTTGACCCGCGGCGCTCTACCGGCCCTGTGACAGCGAGATGCTTTCGGCGCCCCGACTCCTCCGCCCTGCGACCGGCGAGAAAGATCACCCGCTCTCGGTAGGGGTTGGTGACCAGGTCCGCGCGTACCTTCTCAAGGGCTCGTTCCTTGAGCCGCTGATACATCATCCAATGTGCAGCAGGACCGGGGAATCCTCCGGGCCACAGAACCGTTCCTGCATTCGGTCCCGTACGGGCCTTGCACTGCCCCAGGACCAAGTCCCGGTACGTCGCCCCGGGCTCCGGGTACTTCTCGATGAGGGGGAGCCCCCAGGCTGCGCAGGTGTCGCGTACGTACTGACGCGTCTGCTCGATCCCAATGCCGGTGTTGGCGTGCGCAGCGTGCGTTGCCCGGTCCTTGAACAGATGGGCAAGCGTGGTGGAGTCGTTGCCACCAGAAAAGAGAATCACCACCCCCGCAACCGTGCGGTTGTCCGCCAGCACCTCCCGTTCAATCGCCTGGTCAAGGATCGCGTGCGCCTGTGTCGTGAGCGCGGCGATCCGCTCTTCGTCCGCCTTCCGGCTGCGGCCGGAAACGAGAGAAGCGGCCTCAAGGGCCGCTTCATCAGTGATTTTTCGGTTGTCTCTCACAGGCATCTCTTCACGTGGGCCAGGGCGTACATGAACGCGATCCGCTGGCTGAAGTAGCTCAGGCCGTGGACAGCTCCGGCTTCCCAGGGGCACAGGTGTGTCCAGGTCCAGGTGCCGCCGTCCTTGTAGACCCGGGCTCTGGCCACCGGTTGATCACTGCTGATTCGTCTGCTCACCATCCATCCCGTTCTGTGTAGTCGTGTTGATCTCCGCCCCAGCCGCCGTAAAGGTTGCGAGGCACGTAATCGCCAACGAAGCTCGTCGCGGCGTCCAACTGCATCGGGAAGTGGCCGTTCGCGTCCGCGTCGGCTCTGGCGTGACGGTTCTTCACGCACGCCACATGCAGCTCCTCGGAGGCAGTCACGCCGCACGTGACAATGAGTTCCGGGATAGCCGCGACCTTGCCGTGAATGTCGGACCGTCGCGGACACGGCCGTTTCGTCCGCTCGGAATCGCTGGCGTGGTGCACCAGGAGTACGTGCGCCCCGGTCTCACGGGCGAGCACCTTGGACTGGCGCATCAGGTCCCGCAGGGACCCCCATTCATCCCCGGTGTCATGGCCGATGTCACTGGCGATGTCCACCACAATCTGGTCTGGGTACCTGCCCTCGGTCTCGTGGTAGGCGTAGGCCGATAGCCAGACGTCGTCCAGCGACGGGTCCGGCATGAAGTCCCAGCGCAGGAAGTCGAGCGTCGCCAGCAGCCGCTTCGCCTTGTCCGGCTCCTGGCGAAGCCACTGCTCGGTGACCTCGGTCGGCGTGCGGGTGTTGATCGCTAGCAGCCGACTGGCCACCGTGTCCTGATCGGAATCCGTGCTGAAGGCCAGTGTCGGCACCTTCATGTTGACCATCGCGTTCAACACGATGCGGGTCTTGTGGGAGCCGGGTATCCCGGCGAGCATGCTCACGCTCGCCCGCCGGAAGCGGATTCCCCGGGACTCCCAGGAAGCAAAAGCGGGGGGCAGCGGCTCTTTGCCGACTGCCCCCCGCGTCACTGAGCGCGAGAGCGTGAGCATCTACATGTGCCCCGCAACGTACTTGATCACGATCATGAGTGCGATGAAGCCGAAGAAATACTTCGCTTCCTTGGCCCCGAAGACCGGTGACATGCTCCCTCCCCCCTGTTGCGCCACAGTGTGGCGGAGAACAGGAGAACCACGCAGGAGAACGGCCGTCATGCCGGGACCGGGTTGTAGTTGGCGAAGGATTGGACCACATCGCCGTGAATCCAGTAGGCACCGCCACCGGCCCATGCCACCTTGCCCTTGAACGCATCCTGATACTGGCTGCGGTACGCCTTGAACTCCTCCTTCCTGGGGAAAGGGACTTCGATCCGGTAGACCTGTGGCCAGTTCGGCCGCGGCTTCGGGCCGTTGCGGGCCCCGGCCGCCGGGGCTCCGCCCTGGGGAGGGGCAGGCGGGGCAGGCGGTCCGACGTAGCCCGGCGCCTGGGGCACGGAGACGTTCGGGCCGAACGGCGGCCCCTGCGGGGCGGCCGGGGCCGGGGGCACTGGCGGGCCCACGGGGGCCTGGGCCGGGCTCACCGGACCCACGCCCTGGGCTACCTGCATTTCGGCCTTGATGTGGCTGTAGACGGACGCGGCAACGGTCGTGGTGCCGCTGTCGAGCAGCGCCTGAAAGCGCTCGTTGATCTCGGTCGGCGTGTTCCCTCGGACCACGATCATCGGTCCCCGGGCATCCATGCTGATCGTGTAGATGTGGTTGTGGGGGTTGTCCGGGAAGTCAGGGAAACTCGCCGAGGCGGCGGTCGTCACCTGGCCGTCGTAGTCGTCGTAGCCCTCGTCCGGGACGGCCTGATCGCTCATCGTTCTCCTTGTTGATCGTGTTGCGGATGCAGTCGGGGTAGTGGCCGCACTGTTCGCAGCAGGCCCCGCAGTCACAGCCGGGGAGCATCGACCTTCGGCGCCCGGTGGCGGCCATGGGGCCGCAACTTCTCCCGAGCCCACAGGGCGAACCACATGGCGCCGTGCGCCAGGGCCGCCACAAAGACAAAGTCAGAGCTGGTCATGAGGAAGCCGCCTTCTCATATGCGGGGTGTTCGGGGTGATCAGGGTCGTAGATATGGGCCAGCGGCCCGTTCTTCACAAAACAGGCGTCCGACACATCGCAGATGAAGCACTCGGAGTCGTAGCCATCGGCGGGGAACTCGCCGCTCTGGATCTGCTCCCACGCCTCGCCGTAGAGCTGGCCCACGGCCTCCGGCGTGAACTCGTCCAGCTCGTATGGTCGGCCGACGGTTCCCCTCCGATTCATGAAGGGCACGCCGCTGTGCACCTTGACGCCGTACTTGGCCTCGATGAGGGCGCCATAGGTCCCGAACTGATCGGGGCCCTTCGGTGGACGCTTGCCGGTCTTGAGATCCAAGACCTCCAGACGTTCGAAGACCGGGTCCCAGAAGACCCGGTCCACAAATGCCTTGATCTCCACCGGACAATCGGGCAGATAACCCGACACGTCCAGCTCGATCGCCGGCTGTCCGTCAGGCGTCGTCCAAATCTGCCACGGGCTCCGCTGGCGCCAGTCGATGTATGCGCGGACGAACTGCGGCCCGAGCTGATTCCAGGCCTCCACGGGCTCCGTAGGAGATCGGCGCCACCGATTCTCGTTGGCGTCCTGCTGACGGTTCGCCGCCAGCTCGATCTGAAAGCAGGTGTTCCAACGAGACTCGACGTCGAAGCGCTCTTCCTCGCCGACCACGGCCAAGCGGTCATACTCTTCGGTGGCCGTATGCACCGCCGAGCCGCCCGCCAGCCACAGAGCGGGCCGCTTCGGCGCCCCGGCGATGCGGGACAGGAAGTACGACTTCGCGCAGCGAAGCAGTGTCTCTCTGGCGCTGTGACTGATATGCGAAACCCGCCGCTCAGGCGGCGGGCTCTTCATCTCGGGCACGATCGGGCCTTCCCTCGTACTCCATGATCAGTTTGGGTTTTGGATAGTGGAAGCGCACGTCTTCCCGGCGGACCCATTTACGGACCCGGCTCTTGCCGGAGTGGACGTTCATCAAGAGCCAGAGGCCATCCGCGGTCTCGCCTTGGTAGTAGCCGTCGGAGATCAGGCCGTTATGACGGACCCAGGCGTCCAGCCGCCCCTTGGCGTCCGGGAATGGCGGCCCGTCTTGCTGTCCCGGACCGGGCTCCGGCAGGCGCAGAATCTCGGCCTGTCGTGCCTCCTCGGCCTTGAGGTGGGTCCGCCATTCGGTGACCAGCTCTTCGGCTAGGCTGGCCGGAATGCCGGTCAGCCGCCGAATGTCGATCCATGGCATGGCCGGGCCCCGGTCGCGATACGCGGACAGTGCACGCCCCCAGGCAAGCCGCCGCTCAGGTGGCCACCGCTTGGCGGCCTTGGGCAGCTTCGCCCGGATTAGATAGCGCTCGCGCTGGTCGTACCCGCCCCAGACGCCGTATTCCTCACCCAAGGTGTCTCGTCGGCACTGGTGCATCACCGGGCAGCCCCGGCAGATCTTCTTGGCTTCGTCCCACAGCGCCTGTGCATCAACACTCGGCACCTTGTCGGGTGTTCCACCGCCGTCGGCGAAGAATTCGCCGGGCGGGTGTCCGCGGCATGCTGCCTGGGGCCACCATCTCCGTTCGGGGTCGTAGAGCAC